TTAAAATATCTTTTTTACCTGTTCCTCCAAGTCTAAAAATATTTGCCATTATTTAACACCTCTTTTTATTATTCTTACTTGAATATCTGTTGTCGGTACTGTTTCTGCATAAATATATATCGTATTTGCACTTTGTCCTGCATCTTGTAAATTTGCACTCATTAATGCTTGATTATTATCTAGTTCTGCTTGTGTTGGTGTTGGTCTTGTTAATTTTAATGGTAGTATTTCTTGATTACTTGTAGTTGTAACACCTGTAACTGTTAATTCATAAATGTTATTATTCCAACCGCTTGCTAATAATGTATATGTATCAATACTTGAGTTAATTTTACCCTCTAATGCAGTTATTCTTGTATCGTGTCCATTTGTAACACTTACGTTTGCTTTTGTTCCAAGTGCAGTGTTTATATTTCCTATATCAGTCGTATATGTTGATGTGTTTACTTTTCCTTGTAATGCAGTATCAACTTCTGTTTGTGAGTATACATCTTTCCATGTAAAATCATAATCTTGACTGCTTGCTTTAGATGGTACTTGTCCAGTTGTACCACCTGTAGGCATACCTTCTCCTGTATCTCCTTTTGCACCTTCCATTTTTCCTAAATTAGTCCATTGGTTATTCTCAGTCCAACCATACATATATTTTTCAGTTGTTCCTACTAAATAAATGTCTCCTAATATTCCAGTTGGGTGTGCAGTTGTTAAATCTTGATATGTGTCATAAGTCCCTTTTACAGTAAATCCTACTCCATCTTTTCCAGGTGCTCCTACTATTCCTTGTATTACAGTTGCTCCTGGTGTATCTGTTACTTGAACATCAACAAATTTCAGTCCACTTCTTTGTGGCATTGTATTGCCTAAGCCGTTTAATATTTGATGTCCACTTGATGGTATGTTTTGATAATTTGTTCCATCTAGTGAATACTCAATATTGTCATCTGTTTTTCTAAATGCTTTTATATTACTTGATTTTATTTTAGTGTTATTAAGTGCTTGTAATTGACTTTGCACTGTTCCACTAGGTATATCGCCTAGACTTGAATTTCCTATTTCACTAGCACCTGTATCACTTGCTAAAATATCAATCATATTATTTATAAATTGTTTCGTTTGGTCGTGTGGTCTTTGAAACTGCTCTCGTGTATCATCTTCACTGTGCGGGTCCGGAAAGTCCATTGAGTTTCTTAAACCATCTTCTGGTGTAAAACTAAATTTTTGCATTTTACACTCCTTTCTAGTTACTTAACCCTGTAACTGGGAGATACCTTTAATCACCTCCTTAACTAATTAAATTGTAATTTGTTATAAGGTTTTTTATCATAAGCTATATCTCCTTTACTTTATTCTCTTTACTGGTGTATATAAAAATTTTAAATTTGCAATACTCATGTCTCTATCAACTTCGTTATTTTCAAATAGTACACTAAACATTTGTACTTTTTTTATTGAGCAATTTCTTGCAAATGTATTTCCAAACTCAACAAAAGTCCACCCAAATGTATTCCATTTAAAATTATTCCATAATTTTTGATATATATTTATATCATCAACTTCATCTTCTCCTTGTGGATTTTCTTCTGTTATATATTTAATTTTGATTTTAGAAGGTGTATCACCTCTAACTAACACATACATCTTCTTAATCGTTTTTAGCCATTCACTCCCTGTAAATTGAAAGAATGGTGTTTGATAATATGAATTTATTGCATTGCCAAAATCGTTATACGTTTCATCTAATTTACATATCTTATTATCTCTTGAGTAATACAGTGTTAATTCATCGTGTATAAAATTACTACAATTCATGTTGTCCCATTTAAACCATGCTAATACCATTGCATCTCTATCAGGGTCCTTATTACCTATATAAGGTGTCCCTAAGTAATCCCATACGTAAGCATTGTTATTTACAATTAAAAAGTACTTTCCTTGAAAAACAACTGATATTGCGTTCCTTAAGTTTTGCTCTGCCAATAGTCCTGGTGCTCTTCTTCCACCATTGATATTACGTGAGATAACATTAACATTTCTTTCATCTTCAATTACAGTACTTTGTAACACTAGCACTCCAAACCTTGTGTGAGCCCATGTTAGCTTATTATCTACTAACTGTATACTTCCTGGTATATCACAACCCATATATGCATTTATTACTCTACTATCAAACCTAGCCATATTATCTGCATCATAATAGTATGAGATTGAATACATTTCATTTTCTTTAAATACAACTAAAACATTGTATTGTTCACCAAAGCCTGTAATATCATACTCACCATTGCCTAATGTTCCATAGTTATTTTCTGGGAAGTATGTTGCATCAAATACATCACTATAGTAATAAACTGCGTTTCCACTTCCTGCTAAGAATAATCTTGAGTTGTTTTCTCCACCAAACGCAACGTGATATTTACAGTTTAAAATACTGTCTATATATTGTTGTGTTGTTTTATATGCAGTTATTACTACGTTGTTCTGTCCTGTTGGTGGTGCAGTGTTAAATGTTACTCTTCCGTTTTCTCTATCAACTGTAAAATCAGTACCTTCTGTTTTTTCTTGTGTTCCTACTAATGCTTTAACTGGTGTACTGTCTAATCCTTTATCTGTCAAAACGTATACCGTGCTTGTTCCATCTCCATTAAAGGTATTCTTCCAACCACTTCCTAAACGGTTGTAATTCTCTGTTAAGTCGCTATATGTTCCATCTGGCTTACGATTTATACATAAATCAGGCTCAAATGGTACTACTTCTTGAACTGTTGAATTATCATACTCATAATATTTGCCGTTTAGGTAATAGATCCTTTTATTAAAATTAATGAATATACCTTTATTTGTGGTTAATCCACTAAACAATTCTGTTAGTGTGTCGTTTTCTATATCGTAACTATAAAGCTTGGTTGAGGAATGGATTATCATTTTCCCCATAAAGTAACCTATTGTGATTATTGGGTCTGTTAACTCCTTAATCGTGCTTTGTCCATATCGTTTTGAGAATGTTCCATTCCTAACCATCATATTTAACATTTTAGGAGATTGAACTGTTAGAAGATTAAAAGGCAAGTCTTCTAAATTTAATCCACCATTACCTGGATTGTTTACTTCATAAGTTTTATATTCTTGCGGTTTATATTTTTGATGCCTAATTGACATATACATCTCTTACTTGCACTTCTTTAAACTTCATTAAGTTGTTACGTGCATTTAAATAATCTGTATTGAATATATTAAACTTTGCCAAGTCATCATCAATAAAGAATCTAGATGCTAAATGATAAGGCAATACCGTGTAATTCACTTCATATTCATAAGGGATTAAATCCTCTTTCTGTGTAACATTAGGTATTGTTTCTAATGGTTCTAGTCCTTTATATTCTCTTAAGTTGTTGTTTAACTCAAAATTTTCCGCAAGTACAAGGTTTATGTTTTCAATATAGTAATTGTCATAATCTTTAGAAGTTGCCTTTTCAAACATTATTGATTTTGTTATTTTATATAATTTATCTACGTTCATAATGTCTCCTTTTTAAAAATAGAGAGGATTATAAGTCCTCTCTTTTATTTTATGCGTTCTTAGATACTACTACTCCTTTGTCGTATGCAGTTAGAATAAATGCATCTCCATAATATCTACCTTCGATTAAATCTCCGTTAATACCTGGAGGATTTGTATGCATGTGTAATTCTTTTAATTTATCTACTGCTATTACCGCTTTTCTATGTGTAAAGATTGCATGAATACCTGTTCCAAAGTAGCCACTTGGCACTTCTTTAATTAAGAATCCTTGTGATTTTCCTACTACTCCTTTTGTAATCATGTCTTTTGCTAGTGTTTCAATTCCCATAAACAACGGATTTTTCAATAAAAAAGCATACATATCAGTTGTTACGTATGCCGTACAGTCTTGAATGTTTACCGGGAATTTTTGGTCTACTAATTTTTTACGTGCCTCAATAATAATGTCCATTACATTATCTTTATCAAGTGTTGCAACTGCAGTACATGTGTTTGTACTTGCTCCCCATACTGTAAATGCGTTCTTGTCCCAGTATGGTACTACTTGTTCCTCGATTTGTGCTTTTACAACTACCCCACGTTGTTTTGCGTGTTGTTGGTCACTATTATTTCCTTTGTCAACTGTGATACTAAATGCTTTATCTTTTGTTAGTGTTAATGTTTGTTTAGTATCTTGTAGTTCTGCCGGTGTTCCGTATCTATTAGAACCGCTACGTGTATAATCAACTAATGCTTGTGTTGTTGGTGTTAGTACATTAATACTTTGTGTACCGTCCCAATTGTATTGTGTGTTTGTTCTACCTGCAATTAAACTTCCTAGAGTTTGTACCGTTGCAAGTTGCTTTTCATATTTTGTTGCTAGATTTACTGCCATAATTTATTCTCCTTTATTTTCCAAATAAACCCTGTAAGAATGGGTCGTTTTCTGTTTCTCCTGCATTATCATTTGCTAATCCACCTACTGCCTTTTGTCTGTTTTTCTCGTTTGTTTCTACTGCAGTAAGTTTGTTTCTTAGTAAGTCGTTTTCATAAGCCCTGTAAGCACTTAATAATTCTTCCCCTTGTAACATGTACTCCAACACTTCTTGTGGTAGGTTGTGTGCATCTACATTTGGGTATGCATTTAAAAACCTTTCCACTTGATTTGTGAAAAGGTCCTCTTCTCTTTGTAATCTCTCTTGTTCCTTTTGATATTCTTGTGCTTGTTTTTGTCTTAGATAATCTTGTACTTGTGATTTTGCTAATAGTTGCAATACTTCTGCATTTTCATTTGGGTATGCTTGTTGTAATTGTTGTAATGCTTTGTTTTCTAGCGATTTTACTTGAAAGTTATCTAAGTATTGAGCATATTCTTTTAAGTTCATTCCTAAGCTTTGTGCCTGTCTTTCAAATATTTGCCTTTCAGGACTGTTTTTTAAAGTTTCATAATTGTGCATTAATTTGTCATAATTCATTCCTTTTTGAGCATAAGTTACTGCATCTTGATAGCTTAATTCTTGCTCTGCACCGTTATATTTAACTTTTATTGTTGGTTTGTTTTCTGTTTCTTGGTCGATTTGTTCTCCGTTGTCGCTTTGTTCTGTTTCTGTTGATTGGTCTTGAATTTCATCTTCGATTGGTATATCTTCAATAATTAACTCGTTTGTTGTTTCTTCTGTACTGGTTTGTACATTCATTTCATCTGTCATTTCTATCTCCTTTAGCTATGGTTGGCTAAAATTTAGTTTTTAGTCATTCCGGACATAAAAAAAGCCACCCTATTAGGTGACTAGGTTTTCTTGTTCCATTTGTTGGTTTAACATTTGTTGTTGTAATTCTTCTTGTTTTTGTATTTCTGCTTTTACGTTTTCTATAATTTTTGATTTGTTTTTTATGTACTTATCAGGTATACCTTCTAAATACTGTACTGGATCCTTAAGTATTCCTTTGTTAAATAAACTGTCCATTGTTTGTATCTGTGCAGTTTCACTCCAAAATGTACTAGCACCGATATCAATGTTTAAGTCAATGTTCATGTTTTTTAATTGACTAAAGTCTAAGTTTGCAACTGTTATCAATTTACTTTCTAGTGGTTGTCCTGTAATTTCATCAATTTGTGTTTCATATAAGTTATATAACTCTGCTATTTCTCCAGGTACTTGACACTTTCTTACTCCATAATTACTTGCTACCTGGTCTATGATAATTCTCACTATATCTTCTACATAATCAAAATATGCTAGCCTTTGTAATTCTAAAGGCATATTAGAGCTTTGTTGTACGGCTATAATTGCACTTGTATTATTAGGATTAACATTTCCTAAAGATGCATCCGAGGCTCCCATCATGTCTCTTGTATAGTCAATTGTTTTATCAATTAATGCTAACACTTGATTTGAAAAGTCCGGTGGCTTAAATCCATCCATAACTCTTCCTAATGCATCCATATTTTGTACTTTAATTGCACTTCCTACATCATTTGTATACTCTGCTATACGTTGTGAATCGTAAAATATCTTTGGGAATCCCATATTTTGTGTAAACAACATACTCATTGCAAATAATTTGTTTACATATATTTGATTTGGTATAAGTCCTGTAATTGGCGATTGTCCGTGATAACTCCTTTTGCGTGGCTCCCATGTCATGTATGCAATTGGGTATAAACTACATTCAAGGTTTGTTTCTTCTTTTATTACTATATCTCTAACAACTTTTATGTAATGCACTTCTGTTATGTTTTTCTTTTGTGTGTAGCCTTGTATTTTGCTTGGTACTTCAATTGTGTTTTTTACCTTCCAAAATTTAGTTAAAACTGTTACAAGCCCATCTTCCTGTACATCATAATAATTTGATTCACTTTCATTGTTTGCAATTATATTGTCAATATCACTTTCGCTAACTCCGTTTTCTTTTGCGTATTCTTTTACTTGGTCTAAATACAACCTTTGGCTAACTATCAAATACGGTTGTTTTTGAATATCACTTGAGTAAGGATTACCAAAGTAAATGTTAGTGTTGTCTATAATCTCTAGTTCTAAATCACCTTGTGCATCTTGCCCTGTTTCAATATCTGGATTGAATGATACATACATTGCAGTATCACCATCTACTGCACAATTCTTAATGCTTGTACGTGTTTTTGCTTTTAATTTTGTTTTTTCTATAATCTTTTCTATTTCTTTTGAGATTATCTTAGTTGTTAACTCGTTTTCTTCATCTTCAAAAAAACTTTCTAAATTAACTCCTATATCATCACTTACAATCATTGCTATAAAAAAAGTAACTACTCTTTTTATCATGTTAAATACTGGTTTCATTAAACCAGGTGCATTAACACCTTTCCATTGGTCTCCTATAAAAAAACGTTGGTTTTTCTCAACGTTCTCGTATAAATCAATGGAAGTTTTAAAGTCTTTACCTTTTTCATATTCTTTGAATATATCTTCTGGCTTGGTTTTTATCTTCATCTTGTGTCTCCTTTGCCATCATAAGTCAAAAGATTGGTTAGTTCTTTTATAAATTTAATTTCTTCCTCTGTTGGTTTCTTTTCCTTTTCTCCTTGTTTATAGCCTAAGTAATAGCTTAATATTGCTAAACCTAAACTAATAACTACAATTAAAATAATTTCCATCTTTTAACCCCCATAACTTAAAAAGCTATCGTATGAATAGCTTGGTCTTTCTTCTATTTCTATTGGTTCTTGTTTAATTCTTGTCTGTTGGTCTCTAATCCAATAAGTTATCGCTAGAGCCATGATACAGTCATCATGATAACCATCTAATGCTTGTGGCTTTCCTTTTTCATCTTTATGGAATACCATCATTTCATTTAATAAGTCCTCATCTGCTAATTTTGTTATGTCGTTATTAACATAATCTTTTAAGTTAGCTAGAATTAAAGGTCTTGTTCTTCTTGTAGTGTTAAATCCAAATGCTTTTACATATTTCTCTTGATATGTGTCAAAACGTTCTCTCACATATAAATTAGGGTAGTGATATTTTTCATCAAGTGTCTTAGTTGGGTATGTACTAAAATTCACCTCTAATCCTACTAATGCATTGTTGTAATATCTTCCCAATTCATTAATTGTTTCAGTGAATATACTTTCATCATCTAACGTTCTATACTTGCACACTATCTCATCAGTTATATTGTTAATTACCCATGCAACATTGTAGTCGCTACCATCTCCTGCAGCATCTCCACCTAATACATAAGGAACTCCCTCTTGTACTTCTTGATAGAATGTTATATCACTTGAATTGTCCTCAATAATTTTTCCGTTTAAGATGTAGCCTTTTTTCCCTTTCATGCATTTGTTTAAGTGTTTACTTATCAACTGTGTATCAAAGTATGGTCTACCACTACTTATAAATGCATCTTGTGGAGTTGTTGGGTACTCTTGATTGAATTTGTCTATATCTCCACCTGCTAAGGTTTCAATTGCGTATCTTCTCCAGGTTATCTGCTCTAATGTACACTTGTGAGTTGTCATGAACTCTTTTTCTTCTTGTGTTAATTTAAACCATGTATAAGGCATTTGATACTCTTCAAAATCTAGCCAACTAAAGAATAAAGGCGTAAAGTCATTCTCTCCTGCTACTGCCTTGTCCCATATCTTTTTAAATTCATCATAACCATTTGCAGTACTTTCAATCACAACCAGTGTATTGACATCGTAAGGTACTGTTTGAATTAATCCTAAGTACTGTTCTGCTTGTTTCTTCCAAAACGCAAACTCACTCATGTGTAGATAATGAATTGTTAAAGAACGACCGATATCTTCTGCTCCTGCAGTTGCAACTCTTAAACTACTATTAAGTCCTTTAGGTCCTGTACTATCAGGATTATCAAATACAAGTTGGTTCATTGAATCGTATTTAGTCATTGGTTTTAACTCTTGTGGTAAATTCTGATATGCTCTTTTGCAAATACCGTATAAGTTAGCAGTACTTTGTGAATCGTGAGCCACTATCATTGCGTTTGTGTTGAATCTTGTCATGATCCTTGAAACTAAAAAGCAATCCGTGAATGTTGATACACCAAACTGCCTACCTTTTAGAATAATAATTCTACTTGGCTTTCCATTTTCTTTGTCTTTACGTATCACATCATAAATTGCTTGTTGTTGTTTGTTAAATTTAAACTTTATTAAATTACCTTTTTTATCTGTAATTTTATTATAAG